TTCCGGTTGAACAGCATTTGTTTGCAATCCCAATTCCGGATTAGCACTAATAACACTCTGAGTAGTCACTCTCTCAATCGGTTGACCATTGCGGAATCGTTCTGCATTGGTTTCGAATACAGCATCGTCTTCAGATTTCTGAATATCCTTTTGAGGATTCATTGCCGCATAGAATTCGTCCTCAGTATTTCGCAGACCGTCTTCTTTAAGTCTTTGATATACATCCTTTCGAACACTTTCATCACTGTCGTAGTAATTGAAGAAATCTTCCTTACTATCTGTAAGACCTAACGATTTTAACTTGTTATAAACTTTATCTCTTATAGGCATAATCAAATATCATTTAAATCATATCCGTCCTCTTTCTTAGATTTTCCGTATCCAAAGCTTTTACTCTTCTTTGAACGATTCGATGAGTCACCGCTTTTCTTATACCCCATCCTAATCAAAACATCAGCCGGCACAGATCCTGAGTTTACTGCGTCTACAGCAGCTCTTTTATAGTCTCGATGAACCTTGCCATCCGAATCGGTTGTAGTATAAGGAGAAGGATCCTTTATATATTTCGCAAGCTCAATTGCTTCAAGGTCATCTAAATCTGTGGCTCTTGTATAGATATCACCATTAGGCATAGAGAATGACGTTCTTACTCCTTCACCTCCACCTGGAGTGGTTTTCAATATTATCCTATTCTGTTGTTTGAATGATTCCAATTCCTTGTCACTCTTCGCTTTGGCAGCATCACGTTTCATGTTAGCGGCAGTCTGAGCATCAATCTGTCCTAACTTAAAGGCATTATCAATCTGCTTCAATGCTAAGTCACGTTTATATTGGAGATCTTTAGCCTTGGCATCAGCATCAGCTTTCTTTGCAGCAACCGCTTCAGCTCTAGCAGTCTTTGCATCACCCAACTTCGCATTAAGAATCAACTTCTTTCGTTGCTCGTCAAGTGTATCTTGCTTATCCTTGATTCTCTGCATACGCTCACGATGCTTTTCATTGGCCGTGTTAAGGTCGATGTATTGACCGCCACGATGTGTGTAGTAGAGATTAGCCGCATTGCCGATAAGATTGCCGAGGTTATTGAACACTTCACCGAGCTGTTCACGTCTTTCTCTCTTGGCTTTTTCTTCCGGAGTTTCCTTGGATGCAAGCATCTGGTTGACGATAACGTACTCACTGCCCGGATTAGCTTTGAGCTGTTCAGTCCAATATTCATGGTCAGATGCGTTCATCTTACCTTGATTAGCCTTGAACTGTTCTTCATTCATGTCTCGCAATGCCTCTTGTCTGTACTCTCCTTGACCGGCCATAGGCACGATACCGGTATTCTTCCAAGTCATCTTGTCGAGAGCCGGAGTGTTTACTTCCGCTTGAGGCATAACAGAAGGAGAAGAAGCTTCCACAGTTGGCATAGCATCGGCTTTTCTTTGTTCCTTCTTTTTTTCGTAATCTAGTATATTCCCTAGCCTAGCCATAATCACACCCAAGTCTTTTTCTTAAACAAATCGCCCAATTTAGCATCACCAAGACCTTCGCCTAAACCTTGCGCAGCATTAGCCAAACCACTAGCAGCTTGTGCAGTTGCTTGTGCCTTTTGGTTATTCACATTCGTCTTCTGAGCCAAGAAGTTCTCTTGTTGGTTCTCATAGTTCGCACGCACGGCATCCTTGTAGGCATCGGCACGTTCAGCGATGTTGCTTGTCACGTCAGCGAGGACTTCGTTTGCAGCGGCTTTCTGCCTTGCTACACTTTCTTCAGTCGCTCCGGTAACGGCAGCAGCACCTTCCGCTTGCTTGTACCTTTCATTCAGGATCTCCCTTGTCTTGGCGATAGTGGCTCTAGCATCACTACGATCAAGGAAGTTGGCGTTATACTCCTTATCATACCAAGCCTTGGCATCATTTTCAGCCTCTTGAAGTAGCCTGGCATTACGGTTGGCAGCTTTGCGTGTAGCATTACCGCTCACGATACCGGCTACTGCTGAACCGATACCGCCAATAATTCCACCTAGTATTCCCATATATTTGACAATTTATATTAGTATTTCCCAAAAGTAGGCAGTTACCTTTGCCTAGTATTCATATAAATTGTAGTATGGGAGCAAAAGGACAGCCAAAGACGGGAGGCCGCACTAAGGGCACTCCCAACAAGATTCAATATGGACTTCGTGACAAGATTAGAGAGTTTGCAGAGAGCAACTTCGACAAGGTGATAGAAGCATGGGAAGCTATCGAGGACCCCAAGGATAAGTTGAAAGCATACACGGATTTGTGTATATACGCCTTGCCTAAACTTCAAGCCGTTCAGTTGGATGCCAACATCAAGAAGGAATCCGATGTCGAAGAGGACTTGAAAGCATTGTCAGAGGAAGTCTAAATATTTGTAAATAAGTCTATTAGAGTCTACTTTTAGACTCAATGAGACAAATAAAAAAAGAGGTAGCCGAATAAGCCACCTCTTTTCTTTTTCACCCAATCATTTCAACATCAAACCACTCATTAAAACCTATTCATATAACAAGCATTATCCCAGATTGTTCAATAAAAAAGGGCATCCGCTGATGCCCACACAAAACGTAATTTTCATTCGCCCTCACGGGTTACTTATCTTTAATTTCTCTTCGTATTCGTTGCCGATAAGGTCGTACTTGTAATAAAAATCGTGTTGGATTTCCATTCCTTCGATACGCATCTGACTTTCACCTGATACCGGAAATAAGTAAAACTCATCAACTTCTACAACAAACCGGCAGTCATTGTTATCGTATTTAACAACTCCGACACTAGGATCCTCTTCGTTATCTGTAGGTTCTACTGCGACAATGTCTTTTTCAAAGATATGAACGCCTTTATACGTTCCTACAAACTGCCCCACCGATTCCGGATCCACTTCAAAGTCTTCCCATGTCATTCCCGGCGGCTGAAGTCCTTCCTCTGCAATGAAATGCTTTCCACGATTCACTAGATAGTAGCCATACAGCCACTTCTTGTTTTTGAGGTTGTAGCCTCTAAACATTCTTCTACGTATTCCCATATTCCATTGACTTTATCTGAACATCCTATTGATAGCATCCCTCCTTGCTTCCCAATCTTTTCGCCAGTCACCGGTTTCCTCTACAGAAGCCATAGCTGCTGTAAACGTATTACATCTTTCATCGAAAGTACCCTTACATTCATCGCAGTAAGCACCTTCGTAACTCACTTCTACTTTGCCGCACTTAGCGCACATAAATTTCTTTTCTTCCATAATATATCAATTAAAGTATTCACCACATTTAAACCCCTTTCTAGGTTCATAATCTTAATTAGTTTTCATTTTATGAATGTATCTATGACAATCACTGCATAAAACCATAACTTCACTTGGCAAGTATTCCCAAGCAAATCTGTTATTTATATATTCTCTATGATGAACGTGCAAATTACTTGGCTTGCCACATACTTCACATTTCTTGCCTCTTACAACAAAGATAAATTCTCTAAAGGCCTTCCATTGAGCCATGTTTAACTGATCTGTGTATGGGTCTCTTTTGTTTACCCATTCACCTTCGCTATTTTTCTTTTCTACTATTTTATCAAAACCTACGACTCCATTTTTTCTTTTCTGCTGGACAACGTAACTATTAGCAACATTTACAATCGCTGAAACATTAGCTACCCTTTCACCTTTTTGTGTAAGCCATTTCTTCTTACCCCAATATTCAATCACTTGGTCAAGAGTCGCTTCGTATGGCGTCTTCCTAGAATGAAGAAACTTGTCTATATCTTCTAGAGTAAAGTCGCAATTCTCATGAATCATTGTTCTCATGGCAATATTACATTTATTGTTATACACCCCACCCTTATCCCCAAGTCTATTATAACAAGGTTCTGACGGATTTAAGCAATCCCAAGAGCTTGATTGAAAAGGCTATCCCCGAACCTCTTGTATTTTTCATCTTTATTGATGGATAATCGGCTTTTGCCGCTTGGGTACCTGTTGTTAGGTGGTAAAACAGAGCAGGATTTCACCAATAAAAATATATTCTTTCAAACTGAAGAGCCATTTTATCTTTCGGATAGGTTTTGCCGCCCGACCGGTTGGCACTGATAGAACCGGTATAAAAGGAAAATCCCCTGCAATGGTGGCCGCCACTACAGGGAATCTCTTTAATAATCTACTATATGAAGAAAATTACACTTTTCTGATTCGGAATAATTAGCGGCCACTAATTACAGAGGCAAAGTAACTGATTGATTTTCAGATGTGCAATAGGCTAAAAATGCTCTTCCAACAAAACCTAACAAACACATAACAAATACAAATAACCACTTAATTATTTAACTTTTATTATATATTCGGAATTAGGTTTACAGCCTTTCGTTTGCTTTCATCCATGACCTTTGCATAGATTTGGGTTGTTCTTACGTTTGTGTGTCCTAACAACTTGGAAACGGTATATAGGTCCGCTCCGTAATACAGAAGCAATGTCGCATAGGTATGTCTTGCCACATGGAATGTCACGTTCTTGGTTATTCCGGCTTTCTTAGACCAGTCATGGAGGTAGTCATAGGCACATGAGGTTTCCGGCATTTGGAAGATTCTGTTCTCTTGCCCGTCCATGTATCTTTCCGGAAGCCATCGCATGGCATTTTCCGAAAGAGGTATCGTAACCGGTCTCTTCGTTTTCTGTTGGATCACTTCCAATTGGTATACACCTTCTTCTATCTTGATAATGTTCTTCCATCTTAGAAGGAATATATCCTTGTATCGAAGTCCGGTGAAGCATGAGAAGAGGAACAGACGTTTCACTCTTACATCCTTGCATTCCGTATCAATCATCTTCTTCACCTCTTCAAGGGTGAGGTATTCACGATATGTTTCCGGTCTCTTGGGTTTCTCTTCGAACGGAACGAGATCACACGGATTCTTGTTTATTAATCCGGCCTTGACAGCCTTGTTCAATGCTATACACAGATTGATGTAGTAGGTGTATATTGTAACCGGACCGAGAGGAACACCACGATATGTCGGAGTTATTCTCATGTATCGGATGAATCCGGTAACGAACTTGGCATCTATATCACCAAGTGTTACCTTCTTCTTTCCATTCTTCATGTAGTTCTCAAGATGCATGATTACAGACTTGATAGTGCCACAATAATTGTCACTCTTGATGTCACGTGATCCGTCTAGTACGTTCTTCATCCATTCGATGAAAGGAATGTCTGACTTGTCCTTGTTCTCAAAGTCAAATCGTCCGTTCTGTATCTCCACGATTCTTTTAGCCTTGACCGCATTTGCAAGGCTCATCGTCTCTCTGTTCCGGTTCTTGATTTCACGTGAATCACCGGCAAGAAGATACAGCTTTAGATACTCTTGTTTTCTTTTTCCATCAACGATAATGTCCAGATAGATTGTTTCATTACCATTACTCAGTTTTCTTGTCCTGATGTGGACAGGTTCGTTTACTTTAATGTTCATAACTACCAAAGTTTGAAGACCAACACCTAAATTATATTAATTAACACTATTCCTTTTCACCTAATACGTTGATATTCAAATTCAGTCTGCCGAAGTTGTAATTCACCGAAGTTTGAGAATTTCGGACTATTGCCCAACACTATGCCCAACACTTCGCCCAACACTTTTGTTTACAACAAAACCCAAAAAACACACAACAAATACAAAATACAAAATCCTTAAAAAAACAGAAAGCCGCTGGGTTACAGCGACTTTCTAGGTTTTGTTGTACTTTTGTTAGGTTTTGTTTTTAACCTCCAAAGTTATCGTACAGAATCTTGGTATATTCCGCAGTCGCATGAATATCAATAAGTTACAGACCTTTTTCTATACGTGCCCAACACAATCGCAACACGCTATTTTTGCCCATTATTTTACTCTAAAACCTTTCCCTTATTCGGTTGTTATTATGTATATTTGCAGAAACTATCAGCCTTATGAAGCAATTAACAGAAAGCCCTAGATTTGTACAATGGCTCATATATATCCTCCTGCTTGCGGCCGTTGGATATCTTTATCTCATTTTAAACAACTTAAAAGAAATGAAAGAAATCCTGAAACAGAACCAACAACTCCAAGAATCCATCCTAAATTCAGAAAGAACTTCTTCCACCACCCGTTCATGTATTCAGTTTCCAACCGATTCAATCTCCTCTCACCATAAGGAGTAAGGAATAAGTCCCGATAATACAAACTGCAATTCATATTCCTTTCACCTCTGCTTTCGATCAGATTGCGGTCTCTACAATCATGGAGCATTCTGTTATACTCTCGCATTTCTGGTTCTTTAAGCCTTTTATATATCCAAGCATCCTTCCGGCTTTGGTTGTATTCACCTTTTACCTTCAGTAATATGTAGAGTTCGGTGGTCATTTATTCAAATATCTTTTTATACCATGCGGTAACATCCTTTCTTATCATGTCGTAATATTTGTAAATGATAAGGGCTAAATCAAAATCGGCTCGTTTGTCTTTATATTCGTTGACAGTAAAATAACCATAGAAGTTTCCTTTTTTATCAACTATTACAGGAGGATTTGTGCCATATTCATTCCATGGACTATACTGACTGTATTCATTTCCATACGTTCCATACTCGTTCCATATAGAATTTGAATTATATTCATTTCCGTATTTGCTATATTCATTCCATATAGACTCCGAGCTATATTCACTACATGTTAGACAACCCAAGCAAACATCGTGGTCTTTACCTCCATAAATATAAAGTTCTTGTGCATGCATTTCTATCGCAATACAAGCAAGCAGAAAAACAATTATTCTTTTCATTTTAATTAAATTTATCTTGGTTCTAAATGTTCCATATAGTCATTCATATAGGGATCATCACCACCTGAGAATGAAAGTAACGCAGCCCCTAAAACTCCATACACGAAATATTTGACTAAATGAAATATAATTCCAATAATATCATCTTTATGAAATCTGTGCCATTTATAGGTTTCATAAACGTCTAATACTCCAAACGAAAACACGACTAAAAATGCAAATATTGCTCCTAACCAGACATTTATTGATTTTAAAACAATAGCAGCTATTAAAACAGCGATACATTTTATATAAAACCACATAATGCCTACAATCTCAAAGCCCCAACCACAAGATTATAGCTCCGAATATCCTCCTTGGGGACATTAAAGTCAGGATATTCCGGATTGAAGGAAGCACAGCGGATGCTGTCTCCGTTCTCATATATTCTCTTGATCACAACTCCCTGGGTTGTGTCGAGTACGTGTACCCTTCCCCATTGGATGAATTGTGATTCGTTTATTCTTAGACATGCCACTTCGTCTCCGGAGAAGTAGTATGGTTCCATTGAACGTCCGGTTACACGAATAGTGAAGTCGTACTTAGGAAATGCAGAGATCACCGGAATTCGCTCACAGCCGTATTCTGTCACACCTTCTACCATATCCGTAAGACTTCCGGCTGCCGCATCGTAAGGGATGCGTGGAAGAGTCGGTTGAACCTCAAGGCGTTCTACATCAATTGCTGACACATCTTGCCCACGCAAGAGCCATTCGGCACTTACATCTGGAAAGGTGTTAAGAACTGCCTCTATTACATCTAAACTTACACCTCTTTGGCCATTTAATTGTCTTGATAATGTCACTTGTTCAATACCAATAGCCTTGGCAAAAGAAGTCGTACCTCTAGCCCCATACTTTTCTTGTATAAGCATCTTAATTCTTTGAACAATTTCCATAATTCTATTTTAATTTATCTACCAAATGGTATACATTTGCACTAACTAAACAATTAGCCGACTATAATGTTATATTACTAAAACATCATCCATGTACGAATATATCAAAGGAATAGAAGACAAGCTTTCAGATTTGAAATCCGGATTGTATGTTGCTACATTCTTCAATGCGGTTCTGATTGCATGGTGCATCAATCTTCAAACAGATATTTCCAAGTTAAAGAAAGAACATAAACAGCAAATGATGATATTACAGTCACTGCAATCCACTTCAAAGCCTTCTTTTTCAATTGATTCAGATACATTGTCTTTACTTTCGGTAGATAATCATAACCTTTCCGAGTAAGATAATGCAGCCTTTTGTCAATAGGTTGTTCCTTATTCTTCTCCTCTATATGCCCTCCATCCCTTAGTTCTATTAAGTAGTGGATATATTCTTCACGTCCTGTATCCTTTACAAGAAGCCACAATGCATATTCAAAGAGAGATAATTCATATTCCCTCTTGATTCTCAGCATTGTATACAATTTCCCTTTCATCTCATTACTTAGAATGATTTTAAATAAACATAATGGTATAAAGAAATATTCCAATATGTTTGTGTATATCTACCAAATGGTATATCTTTGCATCGTATTCAATCAGCGACCTCATTTACTGATTCCGTTGATTTTTGATGGGAAGACAAATATAAGGAAAAAGCTTCAAATGAACAACACTTCCGAATATGTTTATCAGCACCATCAACCTTAACAAAGATTACACAAAGATTTAAAATGTATTGAATTAACGACTTTTTGCAACGAGGTTTCAACTAATTGATTTCGGTTAGTGTTATCACAGCAGAATAAACAACCATAAGAATATGAAAGGAAAGAAGACGATTATTTTACCTCATGGTGTAATGACTAAGTTAGTCAAGAGTACCGGAGCAGCAGAATCCACATGCCGAAATGCTCTTCGTGGAGTGGTAGATACAGAGTATGCCAGACTGATCAGAAAGAGAGCCATGGAGCTTGGCGGTGTGATGGCTAAGGAGTGACCAACTAAAGGTTCATAGATAAGTTATTTAAGTTAGACGTGGATTCCGGATAGCTCAATTGGATAGAACGTGGTCCTCCTAAGACTAAGATGGCGGTTCGATTCCGCCTCCGGAAACAATAATCAAAATGAAGAAATTATGAACAGATTCAAGAAACAATGCATCGTAGCTGCTTTTGGACTTGCAGCATTCATCGGACTGATCGGAACAGTAGGTTCTTATGAATATGCAGACGAGGTGGTTTACTCGATGCCGGAAGAGGTGTACTACACCATCCTTGATACTCTTGGCGATGATTGTTCCAACAAGGCGGTAGCCGAAGAGTACATGAGTAAGAGAGAGTATTACGATAACCTTCAATACTGACACCATGAGCGACCTTGAACTATTGAGAAACGAAATCCGTGAGTTGAGGACAATCAGTCTCATCGGACAGAAAGAGATCCTTGAAATTGACGAAGCAGCCTTGATGATGGGCTTATCCAAGCAGACCTTGTACACCATGTGTCGCAACCGGGCAATCCCTCATTACAAGAGTAAAGGCGGTAAGAAATCATACTTCAAGAAGTCCGACCTGACAGATTGGATGCTACATGAAAGGGTTGATACACTTACCTCTATAAATGAAGAAGCGACTAAGATAGCATACTTAGGAAACTAGAAACTAAACTATATCTCCGGCAGCTCGATGGCGAGAGCACATCCTTGATAGGAAGAAAAGGACTGAGGCCGGTGGTTCGAATCCACCTCGGAGAACAAAACGAATAATGATTGGCACTTATCCGCAAGGCGATAGCCTAAAACCATACATAGCGGAACGTGAGTTACTCGGAACAGAGGTTTTAAGACCACCGAAACAGCAACCCATCTGAACTTTGATAGAGATTGAAGTGATGACGATGTGATTGAACCCAAAAGCTGAACATTATTCGTGTTCACACGCAGAAATGCGTTCTAAATTAGCGGACATTTTCTTTATGTTTAGTTAATATATCATTCCCGTCCGGTGGCATCAAGCCTAGAATTCCGGTAAATAAAGGATTGCGCCTTTGACGGGATCTTCATTTTACCTAATACGTTTTTTATAAATTCATCTGTGGTTCTCGTCCGTGAGGATATAGGACCATATGGTTGCATAGTGAAGTGGTTCACGGAGGATAAAGGTAAGTTTTTTCATGTTTTCAGTAGGTTTAATTATTAGTTGTTCCTCAGACGCATGTTCGAATCATGCTGCAACCGCTAGTGTTAGTTAATTTTATTGTAAAACCAGAAAAACCATTCCACAAAGATATATAATAGGAATGGCCTACGGATAATCTTCCTTCTTGGCGAGCAATGGAATAACTGATGCTAAAAAGGCAAAACTAAAGTTGGTAGCAGCTTGTCTGTGAAGATAGGCTGCACATGGACCAATAACTCAGACGGTCAGAGTAGCGCACTCATAATGCGAAGGTCGCAGGTTCAAGTCCTGCTTGGTCCACTAAGGAAGCCCTTCCTTTTTCCGTGTTTTTATTATTTTTATTTGTTAAACAAAAGCCCTTCCGAGAGGTCGTGGGGTGCAAGGTTCCCCTTTATTTGTATTGTCAATTTATTATTTACTTTTGGAAGGGCTTCCTACCTTATTATTATACATTATGAGTTGGTCAGGAAAGAATAGAATCATACAGAAACTCCGTAATGAAGCCGGAGAGTTGAGAAAATGGATGTCGGAACACACTTCACCAAGTACACCTGCATCCGAATTTTGCGAAGTAGCAAACAAATACGCAATCATATGCACAAAGATATATGTCATTGAGAAGCAGTGGTAACGCACTACGTGTAATTTGTCATGTTTCCTTGTCAAGCCGAGCGGAGTTAGGCCGGCATCTTTCACCTTTTTCATTGCGTAGGTACCGCAGTAGGAACTGACGAGGATTTCTATTTACTTCTAACATAGGTCGACCACCTCATTTATATGGGGTGGTTTTCTTTTGGAAATAAAATATCAATATATGAAAGCATTATACAGACTAGCCAAAGTCTTCGAGAGAGAGATTGAAGGCTTCTTCGGTGAAGGTTCATTCCAATTCGGGAACCACACCATTTCTTACAATATCGGTGATAGATCTAATCTTGTAGAAGTATACAATACGGTTAGGGACACCTACCTTGATCGAGTGGCAGATTACTTGACAGAACTTATTCATCCATGTAAAGAGCCGGATGAATGGGATGTGAATGGATTCCGTGACGAATCAGATTACATAAGATATAAGTTTGGATAGTATATGAGAAGCATTACAATGCAGATGAAATTCTACCTGGGCGAAAGGGTATATTATTTCAATCGGGAATCTAACGGATATGTATCAATAACAATAGAACACATATTATTGGATATATCTAAACATGGGACAAGCCTACGTTATCACGGAGACGATGGTAACACTTATACAGAAAAGGAATTGTTCCGATCACCAAGAGAAAATTTCAAACGATAAAGATTTACTATATGGAAATTACATTAAAGACAAAATTCAGTCTTGGAGACACAGTATTCTTCCAATCGGATGTGACTTCAAGAGTAATCGAAGCGAAGGTTACAGATATCGTAGTCTATCATGGAATAGACGGAAACAAGACGTACTACAAGACAGAACCTTACAATATGGTTCGTGAAGATGTCTTGTTCAGTACACGTGATGAACTTATCAATAACTTATAAAAATACTATTATGGAAGAAATGACTAGAGAACAGATGGTAGAACGCATCAACCATCTTGAGGAAGAATTGAAGAAATGTAACGAATCAAAGATGTTCTGGATCAATGCTCATCAAAAAGTTGATGAGAAGTTGAAGGCTGTACTTTCAACCTTTGAGAACATCATTAACATGAACAAGTAAATCTGGTTAGTATGTCAAATCTAGTTCAAGTAAAGGAAATATTCGGACGTGAATCAGTCATGAAGAATTTGAAAGCGATGTTGGGAAGCAAGGCACAAGGATTTGCCACATCAGTTCTTTCAGTAGTGAACAACAACAGTCTGTTGCAGAGTGCCGATGCCAACAGCATCTACACCTCGGCAATGGTTGCCGCATCGCTAGACTTGCCAATCAACCCCAATCTTGGTTTCGCTGCTATCGTTCCCTATGGCCGTTCAGCGCAATTCCAAATTATGACAAGAGGGATCATCCAATTGGCTATCCGTAGCGGTCAATATTCACGTATTACCAATTCTATCGTATATGAAGGGCAACTTGTAAGACAGAATCCTTTCACAGACGATTATGAATTTGATTTCGGTTCGAAGAAGTCTGACAAGGTAATCGGTTATGTAGCTTACTTCCGTACAGTTGGCGGTTTCGAAAAATACTTCTACATGACTAAGGAAGAAGCCGAGGCTCATGGACGCAAGTATTCTAAATCCTATAGCAAAGGAGTATGGGCTACTGATTTCGATAGCATGGCATTGAAGACCGTCTTGAAACTACTTCTTTCAAAGTTCGGTATTCTCAGTATTGAAATGCAGCGTGCAATCACTCTTGACCAGGCAGAGGTCAAAGGAGAGATCAATACAATTGAGGATATTGACTCAGCCGAGGTTTCATACGTGGACAATCCTAACAGCGCAGATGCAAAGCGCAACGCAATCAAGGAAGCGATGCAGGAAGCACAAGTCGTAGAAGATAATCATTAAAGTTATGGCAGAACAGAATACCGAACAATGGAAGAAAGATAGGCTCGGATGCTTCAACGCATCCGCTATCGGTGACTTAATGTCTAGCGGACGAAAGAAGGATGAACTCTTCGGGCAGACAGCGATGACCTATATATATAGTATCGCAAGTGAACGTGACTTACTGAAAGCATACCTTGAAGATGATTACTTGTGGGAAATCTATCAGAATCAGGTAGGTTTCTCAAACAAGCATACAGATTGGGGGCATGAGCAAGAACCACTTGCCATCGAAGAATATGAAAGGGTCACCGGACGAAAATGTGAAGAAACGGAACGCATCATGCATCCGTATATACCTTACTATGCATCTTCTCCGGACAGATTTTCATACGACAACGGAGAAAGGATTGTGATTGAAGTGAAAAGTCCTCTGCCAAAGGC